CATGTCAAATCTCCTGCGGCAAACAAGCCAGATTTTTTACCTTTACCAAAAGAACTCTTATCGAATATCGGAGTATCATCATAGTCATTACTTGATGTCGGTGCAGTGTTAGATGTTGCACCTGTTAGTCCACGCTGTGCACTTTCTTCGAGTTCATACAATTGCATCTTAGAACGATCGATACCGACAACAAATCGACGATAATAACCAAGATCACCCCAACGATTTTTAAGTTGTTTAATCATCAATTGCCCAAGGTTGTCAAGTTCTTCTGATGTGATCAAGCCAAGAATACAATCAGCAGTATGAGTAATACCCATCGATTCAGAAGTATTCGTAAGATCAACGTCAGAGTTGCCATAGCCATCACGGTTAAACTGAGAAGAAGTAACAACGGCACAATTAAATTCCATAGCAAGTCCACGAACTTCCTCCGCAATACTCTTAACTAATGTGTATGAGTTAGCTGCTGCCGCACCTTTTACTCGAGCTGATGCACAAATATTCAAGTAATCAATAAAGATAACATCAGGCGTGAAACCTTTTTTCATTTTAAGTTCATTGAGCAAATGACGGAAGTGACCGACATGAGCAGAACCTGTAGGATATTCTTTAACGACAAGTTTACCAGTGCATTTTGATTTGATACGTTCAATACGTTTCTCATATACATCACGTGGCATAATTTTGAGATCGTCAAGAGAAACATCCATCATATTAGCATCAATACGTTCTGCAATACGTTCTTCTGCCATTTCCATAGTAATGTACAAGCAGTTCTTACCAGTCATCAAATAATTGGCTGCTGCGTGACATTTAACAAGTGATTTACCACCACCGGTAGTTGCAAGCAATACAGTCATTGATTTACGAGGTAAGCCACCTTTGGTAATTTTGTTAAGCAACTCAATATCGAATGGCATACGTTCTTCTTTCTTATGGTAGAAATCATAACGAGATTCTGCATCATCAATAAAGTCGTGACCAACTGATGTGTCAAAACTAATGCTTAACGATTTTGTTAATAGATCAGGAATTGAACCTTTATCCAATTCTTTATCTTCGCCATCGATAACAAGAATTGCACGACGGATTGAGTTAAACAAATCTTTATCTTGACAAAACTTTTCAGTTTCTTTTACAAGCCAATCAAGGTTTGTATCTTTATCACGTTTGAGACCATCAACAGTCTCCATAACATTTTTATATGAATCTTCATTTAGATCTTTGCGCTTATCCAAAGAGATTTTAAGAGCCTCCACAGAGGGAGGCTCCTTGTACTCATCTACATATTTAGAATATGTGTCAAATATTTTTCTTTGGGTAAGATCGTCAAAGTATTCCGACTTGATGTATGGATATACGCGTCGGTAGTATTCATCATTAAATACTAGATTAGTCAGTACCGTCTGCTCGATCATCTTCTTCTACCACTTCGCCATCTTCATTAAGGATAATGTTACCACCAATTGAGAATAGATTTTTAATATACTCTTCAAAATCAGTCTGTTTAAACATTGTATTCCAAAACTCAGAATTGTCAACTATTTCTTTAGCACGTAGTAGTTTTTCTGATAGAACTTCACCTGTTTTAGGATTAACAGCTTCATACCAACCAACTTTTGGTTTGTTGATATAACCACCTTGTTCAGCAATTTCCATTAGACCAGACCATTTTTGGATACCACCATCAAAGGTTACTGTAATAGGAATCTTAGCTTTTTCCTTAACATGTCGTGATTTTTCAATATTAATAACGAAGTGATAACCAGCAATTTCAGTACCTTGCTTTTCTTGGCGACGGCCAATGATCCAAATAGAATCAGCAGAGTAGTAAATACCTGTACCACCAGAGACTACATCTTTAGGGAATAGACCAATCTCTTTGTAAGTATGGTTAACTGCAATGAGTGGAATATCTTTAAGGTTAAGATGTGGTGTAGTAATACGGAACAAAGATTTTAATGCTTTAGCACGAGACATATCTGCTACAGATTTACCATCAAGTGCGTCATCTACTTCTTTCTTCGAAGCAAGGTTACCAACAGAATCGATAACAACAATTACTTTATCACCTTTCTCAATCTTATCCATTTGCTGGGTAATGTCAAACTTGAGTTCTTCGACATTGGTAATAGGTGTGTGAACAACACGGTTCATATCAATACCAAATGATTCGAAGTAAGCTTGAGGAGTACCAAACTCTGAATCATAAAACAACAGTACGCCATCTTCATGTTTCTTCAAATATGCCGCCGCCATCAATAGAGCAAAGGCTGATTTAAAGTGTTTAGATGGACCTGCAAGAACCAAAAGGCCAGGAACAACACCACCATCAAGACGGCCAGATAAGGCTGTATTGACCATTGGCACTGGTGTAGGTGCCATTTCTTTCTTACCAAAGACCTTTGAATTTGCAATAGGTGCAGTCATCTTAATGGTAGAATTTTTTACAAGTTTGTCTAATAGACTCATTCTAATTTCCTTCAACAATAGTCAAGAGCTTCTGTTTGTACGCTTGAATTTTAGCAACTCGATCCGGCCAGTAAATTGTTGATTTATCAGCGTTCTTACACAAGTTATCTAAGAAAGGTACCATAGATTTATATAGAAGTTCTAATCGATATTCCAGATCATCAGCAGCAACTTTAGCATCATTGAGTTGATCCTCGAGTGATTGCTTTTCACTGCTGATGTTCTGAATAGTTTCCTCGGCTGCAGCTTCTTTTTCTTGAAGCTCTTCATCAATGAAGCTGAAGCCGAAGTCAAAGTCTAGAACTTCTTCGTAGACTTTATTAGCCATTTGCTAGTTCCTTGAAGATTGATAGATCGTCGTCATCGTCATCATCCATTGAGAAGTTAGATGATGGGGCTGGCGCTGCTTTTGGCTGTGGAGCCGGAGCCGCTTCCTGTGCATTACCCATATTGCTTAGATCAAACTCATCGTCATCTTCTGCGGTGGCTGTAGGCATTGCTTCGTGATCGCCTAGAGCAAGTACACGGTACAGTTTTGCTTTTAACTCAGCGTAAGACTTGAAGTTCTTAGGATCAATCAATTCTTGTAGAGAGTGCTCTTGATTGTAAATACGCTCAAGTTCTGCATCGTCATCTGATAGAGCCGATGGAGCATCAAATTCTGATTTGTCGTAGTTAGGGTAACCTTCGAACTGACGAATTTTCAGACGGAAGTTAGCACCTTCCCACAAATCAAATGGGTTTACTGGATCTTCATCTTCAAACTGAGGATTCATTAAGTCGTTTAGTTTGTCGAAGATTTTCTTACCAAATTGGTAAAGGAATACTTTGCCTTCATTTTCTGGGTTAGCAGAATCTTTTACAACATAAATGTTGGCAGTGTATTTTAGACGACGTTTCTGTTTACGTGCTTGATCTTTGTCAGCATCAACACCAGAATTCCATAGTTTAGAGTTGTACTCTGAAACAGGATCGTCTTGGTTAATAGTAGTTAGAGAGTTTTCAATGTACCAACCGCCTGGGCCTTGGAAGCCGTGGTCCCAAATGCGAACGAATGGCATTTCTTCACCATTTGGTGAAGGCAGGAAACGAATGATTGCAAAGCCGTTACCAGCTTTATCACGCTGTGGTTTCCAGAATTTACCTTCGTTGGGATCTGAGTAGCCTTTAGATGAAATTTTCTCGAGCTGAGAATTTAGTTTATCGAGGGACTTAGAGCGGTTCTTTTTGAGTGCGTCAAATGACATATTTGTATCTCCTAGTTTTGCTGTGTTTAGCGTAGTATATGCGTAATATATGTTGGACCATCCAACGATATATTTATATTAGAAAAAACGTTCGCGAACAATGTTTTTGAACTTTTTTTCGTCAAACTCAAGGAAAGGTTTGTATTTCCTTATGAGTCTTATTATATCACGTGCAACGATTCTGTCAACTATTTCTTTATCCCAATAAGGAAAAATATTAGCTATTGTTGCAAGGATAGTCAGAGTTTCAAGACTAATTTTATTCTGTAAGTACATTCTCATAATAAAAGGATGTTGTCCATCCAATACAGTAAAATTAGCCTTAAAGTTATCGTCAAGTTGGTTGAGGTCTGTCTTGAATACACGAGATAGAGAATCCATCTTGCGCTGCCATTCAATATAACGACTTTCACCTTCTTGTTCGATAATTTCACGAATCCATACGTTAGGCTTTACAATCATATTTGCAAGCATTAATTGTTCTGGATTATCTCTACGTGAAAGCTTTTCGAAAAAATAAGCATCATTACGAGTACGAAACTTATCATATGATGCTCTAATTTTTCCATTGTAGCGATGGTAATCATAACCATCAGATGTGAAATGTTTCTTCATTGCAAGGTACTTTACATACCAATGAAATGAATCCTCATTCGCATAACTTTGTGATGTCAACATCTTCTTGTACAACCATTCTCAATTCAACGGCTTCAGATCTAATCTTTTCTTTTAAGATAGAAGATTTCTTTACAATCTCTGCCACTGTTTCAATTTCCAATTCATTTATGCGAGCATACTCGCATAATGCATCAATATAGTTTGTACCTTTAGAGAGCATATCGGCTATTTCATGATGAATGCTTTCCGGGGTGCGCGCTCTAATAATCATTTCTTTATCCATTTAATGTCTGCACCCCATCAATCCAACTTTGAGCAGCCTTTTCAGCCATTTCATAAGTCATGCCAGGATAAGAATCTTGTTTTACTATACTTTCATTAACGTAGTAAGTAGCTGAATATCCAGTATCAGTAGGATAAAAATCTACCTTTAAGCGTTGGCCGGATTTTTCAGCTATAAGTGTTTTAATACCCATGCTTGCCTCCTTTACACAATTTATTTTATAGATCTATTCTATAACAAAATAGATCAACTGTCAACCTTTTTCTTCTTCTTTTGTTTTATATTGCCATTCATCACTATGACCTACTGACCATTTCTGTGCTGTTTCTACTTGATAGTTTTGTGTACAAACTTTAAAGTCTGGTCTAAGTAATGTCTCTGGTGTAAGGCTGCTATCTCGCCAAATAACTCTATTGTTTGGTTGAGCTGCAAATTGTCCATTATCAAGTTTAATTACGTTAAACGTTTTATGTTCAGGATCGTGTTCTGCAAAGTTAATATCAAGTGTAGAAGAT